GCCGGTGCTGTAACAGCAGGCTTGGCTTCTACTTTCTTTTCTTCTTTCTTAGCTGGCTCAGCAGCGAAGGCGGTGGCGGCAAACATAGTTGCAATTAGAGTTGCGATCAATTTCATTTCAAATTTCCTTTTGGTTATGTAGAAAGAATTATTCCCCTACATATATATATAACGCGATAGCTTCTGAATCAGTTGACATGTTTCTATAAATTTTGTCCAAAAAAATAGGAACCTAAGTTCCTACTGCTGACTACTTATCACATTGTACGCCGTCAGCGGGCGAGTATTAATATTTATGTGTCGGTGTATTACAATAAGATTACAATTTAAGAAATTTTAGTCAAAAGAAAAGCACCCGAAGGTGCTTTCTAGAGTTTCTGTTACGAGGTATGTCTTACCCTAAGCGGCTGTTAGGCTGCTAATGCGAACTGTTCGTCGTTTGCGTTTACGTGTTGTGCTTCTACGACCGAGTTACCCCAATCCTACGGGTTCTGCTTTCCCGAGCTGTCCACTCTGTTACTTGTTGCCCTGTCGAAACCATGGCAGGCCCATTATAAAACATACTATGTGGAATCGAACCACTGACCCTTTCACTCCGAAGAGACCGTGCAATACGCTTGGTCGCCGACTAATATGTTTTATGGTGGACCTGGCGGGAGTCGAACCCGCGTCCAGAACACTTTTCTCTTTGCTTCATACAGCAATAACTTTTATTTAACAAACTCTAACTTTTCCCACTTCTTCTTTCGAGAAGCAGTCTTTGTTAACAGTTTGTCATAAAACATTATAGCTTCTTCTTTTAATTTTTCCAACCATTGTTCTTTAGTAAGATCAGTTTTCGGTGATTTCAAAAATTCTGACATACTTGTAATCTGTAACTGTCCCACGCCTAAGTTTTGAATTTTGAGATACTTCCAATTCAATTCATAAACATTAAGAGCAAATACATCTACAATTTCTTTCTTTGCACTATTGTATATTACAAAATTATAAATCAGTTCTCTATCCAATTTTTGCAGTCGATCAATACTAATTAAGTTTGGCATCTTAAAATCTAATGCCACATCGCTAGTCTTATGATCAACATAGGTATTACCAATGTTAACATCTTCAATGCTACGCCGACTGGTTGCATCTTTAACATCTTCAAAATGTTCTTTAATAATAACATTGCAAGCATCTTCAATCTTATCAGCAATACCGCGTTGCTGAAGATTTTTTGATTCGGGGTAAGCCAATTTGGCTTTAAGATGCTTTTCCAATTTATCTTTTATCATGCTATAAGTATAACATCTAAAATTGGTTTTGTCAATCTATTTTAGAAAAAACGGACTCCGCAGGGCGTGTTTGTCCTCCGTCTAGACCAATAGCCTTTCACTATTGCAACATGGCTACGCCTGTTTACCCCTGCCAGATTAGTGATTTATCCATTCGCTGTTTCGGTAAGGTTTGCCTACTTTAGCCATTGGCCAATAACTTGCAACTTTTTTCTTTACTTGCTTAATTATTGGATGATTATGATCGTGTCCAAAAGCCTTTAGATACATAATATAACAGTTATGTTTTCTATTAACACCTTTGTGATCTTGATCTAGATAACGAAATACATGTTTTTGGTTACCGTTAAATTTGTCGTGAAGTTCACATGCAATATTAAATGCATAAGCATCTACTTCGTCTCTACAACCTAAGTATTCTTGTGCTTCACGTTGCTTTGCTCGATTGGCTGTGCTGGGAAAATCGGGAGTACTTTTCCACTGGCGACGTCTGTGTTGACGCATGTGGATAAGTTCATGTAGGATAGTGTCTGCAAATCCCATACATACCCTAGAAAATCGCTTTCGGGTAATTGTTATGTTTTGTTGATTACTGTTGTAACAAAAGTCGATCTCAATTGATCGATCACCCTCTTCATCTTTGTCCGAATAGTATGCGCCACCGACCCATACCCACCCATTTATTACTTTTGGGTTTTTTGTTTTTCGAAACTTGATAGGAAGATATTTTTTAATTTGATAGACTAGTCTATTGTGAAACTGATCTATGCTAAGAGATTGATCTATTACTCTATGCCCCGAAGAATAGAGTAAATTAAACAGACTATCTCTGTCCAGAGAGAACCAATCAAACGTAATTTCTCTGCTCATGTTGCACCTATATTATGTAATTATCTTGAAAGATTTATACATAAACTTGGTATATTATGGCGGGTCCTGTAGGAATCGAACCTACGTCATGAGTTTCGAAGACTCGTATGCTATCCTCTGCACCAAGGACCCTATTTGTTAACTCTATATACTTGAGTCGATGTAAGTTCATCGCTTCTAAGTTTTATCAATTCTAGAACATTTTTGTCGCCTTTTTGCGATTCTGTAGGTGCAAACAATGCTTTTCCACGTTGTTCTGTCCCGGAATCCGGCTCTTTTAGATAGTATACTGCCAAGCTCTTACGATAGATATCATCGGGTTGAACTAACGGTCTACTCATTCCATGCCAAGAATTTTGGGTAGTATTGAAAATTACAGCCCGATTAAACTTAGGTGCTATTTCTTTAACTAATAACCCAGGTTCTCGCAGTTCTGCATTATGTTCCCATAATCCCAGGTGTCCACCATGTTCTTCTTTTAATTCTGGACTAACATACACAATGATGTTTAATGCTCGCTGGAGTCCTAACTTAGGGTGTATATTGTAATCAAAATGGGGATTTAACATGCCGCCACGACCATGAATGTGCCACCCTCCGCCATGTAGTCCGGGATCTTGATATAACTTTAATCCCGCTAATTCTGCAATTAATCTTGTAAAGTTTTCCCCTATTAGATAGCTAAAGACAGAGTATGATAGTTTAGGAAAACAATTCCAATCGTTGCAGGCTTTTTTATTTTCTATTGCATTATTATAAAAATGCCAACGATTGTTGTCATACGACATAAATTCGCCAGCTAACTGTTCTGCAATCTCTGGCTGAAAGAAATTATCAATTACACAATGATTGAATGGTTTTACTGTATGGAAATCTCTAAACGAGTTAACAACAGCACCTAAGTTAACTAAATTTTCGTGCATGGTATTTTGAAATTTGGTGCCCCTTGTCCGACTCGAACAGACCACCTACTGCTTACAAAACAGTTGCTCTACCGGATGAGCTAAAGGGGCGTAAAGATATTTACGACGGAATTTGGTGTGGCTGGTAGGATTTGAACCTACAAAGCGAATACTATGTATCGCCATTCCCGTAAACCTTAAGGCGGGTTCTTGGAGCTTTGCCTATTTGCTCACAGCCACGAGTATATTATAACATAAAATATTATTTAAGCATACTCGTAATTGACTGAATTGGCATTCTCGCTAAAGATTGTTGCTCCATTTTTTAGATGGAACTTCCTTGCCATTTCAGTTTGTGGGCTTAGTGTAACAAACTTCTTAATATTTGGTTTGCGTTTAGTAAGTTCTTTTCTAGCCTGTACAATCAAATCTCTTCCAGCACCCGGAATGTAACTCCAAATAGTGTAAAATACTGCCACCGATGGTTCGTAAGGTTCGGACACTAATTCTACAGTATCCTTTGGAACAAAATCTCTATAGGCAACACATACGATAGCAGTGGGCTTATCGTCTTTAAGCAGGACAATAATTTCTGCATTATCGGCGATCCTAAAATCTAGAGAGATTTCTGGTCGGACGGGATCGTCTTTAACATAGGAAGTAAACGGATCGGAAATTTGATTGATGAAATATAGCATGGCAGACACCTAGGAAGTAATATACGTACTTATCGTTTTTTAGAAAAAAAGGCATCGAACACTATATTGTTAACTAATTTTATTTTTTTAGGTTAATAATCTCATTGGCTGCTTCTTCTAATAGGTCGGCGATACGATCGGGCTTGCCTTCCTCTACTGATTTACGGCTTTGAATTTGTCTACGTATTTCTGCTCGTTTGAGTAATCGAAATACTAGGCTTTGTTCTGCTACAGGTAAATGACTCTCATCTTCCATCATAGTTTCTCTCCGCAATGTGGACACTTCTTTGCTGAAGCATTACGCATTTCTTTAAGTGTTTTATTCAATTTTCTAGCATCGGATAACTGACTTTTAATCATCTTGCGATCTCTATCATGTTTGGCCTTACCTAATTCTTCTTTAAGATGCAACTTCATTTTCTGAAGGCGACCCTCAAAGATTTCAATAAAGCCCGTTATACCCGGACTAGAGCTAGGTGGTGTACTTGGACTCATGATACAAAATCGTAAGTTCTTTCAAATATCGGACCATCACAAATATACAGCTCGCCGTCGATCCCTTGCATTAGATAGTCGCCCGGTTTACCCTGTTTGTAATTACCTTCGAGTGTGTTCACTCGAAACTCTTCGTTAATCTGTTTAGCGTGTACTACGATAGGACGCTTTACGCAAGCCCCCATGGCTTCTACTTGTTCAAATGTATCAAATGTTTTCATACTACATTACCTTTACTCGTCTTCTTCGTCGATTTCGATTGGCGGATCCATATCTGTTCGCGCAGGAGGTCTGCCAGCTTTCTTACCCGAGCCCCACGCATTTACTGGAACTGCTCCTTCTACTCGGCCGCTTTCTCTATAAGAGCCTTGTTGTATAACACCACCCTTGGCTAGAAAGTCTGCCATTGCTTTTTCAAAATCTTCATTGTTCATTAATTAATTCCTGCTTTTGTACTAATTCTACGAGGTGGTACTTGCTATAGGGATAGTGTTCAACTAACCACTCTAGCAAGCCCGGCTCATTATGGAACTGTATAGTACCGTCTCGATTTGAGATAATAGTCATACAGTCTCCATGTAGTTACGCACCCACCCTAATCGAGCTTGCTCGTCCATAGCAGTATATTGTACTATATTTTCACGTATAGCGTCAACCAAGGGATAGTATTCTTCGTCCAGTTGGTGCTTAATGTCCTTGTTCAAATCTATTAACTTATCTGTACGCGGATTGCGAGCAACCCATTTTGAAGTCAAGTAATAGGGCGACTTGATCTTAGCACTTACACCATCGTCGGTATAGAACACATAACCTTCGTGCTTGCATTCCTTAGTCATTTGCTTTAGCTTTGCCAAAGTAACCTTATAATGTTCTGGCACATGACAATTGAATCCCACAGCAAGCCCTTCTAGGATAGAACGGTGATGTCCTACCTTAGATCCCCACATGTTGTCTCGATAGCCTAGTACATACATACCTGCCTTTTCAGGAACAATATGTGGGTCGTTAGGATGTACACATTCAAACATCACAGTCAAGTTATCCATATCAGAACGATTAAATGCTAGTTGCCAGTCTGCCCATGACATATGAGTCAGCATCATTTCTTTTGCCATAGTCACATATGGGCTGTCAGTGCTACCAGTAGTGCTCACTAGCACATCGCCGTTATACCAGGTACACGCAACCATGAAGCCGTTGACCTTTCGGAATGCAGTAACTTCTATATCGTCAGAAAGCACAGGTGCTTCCTTTTCGATACCGTAGTTGTAGATCTTTGTGAATGGATAGGCAACTAAGTTGAAATCCTTATCCACAATACTTCCACGACATTCGGCAATGTATTCGTTCCACAAGTTATCGTAGAACACTTTCTTCTTGTACTTTAGCACGTAGATACCGAGGCCACATTCTTTCATGTTAACTAGGTTGCTAGATGCTACGTACTCCCTTAACTTGTCCTTAAACATTTTATCTTCCTAGTGTAATCATTCGAACTCGCAATGCGTTCAAACTAGTTTGGATATCAGTCAACTCAGTCAATGCCTTAGTGTAATGGCCGTTAGGATGTTTATCGTGTCCTAGTTTACGGTCCACACCCAGAGCCATTTTTACACTGGCAATGGCTGTATCAACTGCTTCGATACGGGCTTCAAGTTTTTCTAAATCTGTCATTCTTCAACTCCTTAAAATGGGATGTCATCATCCATATATTCAAACACTACCCGCTTAGGTACAGGTGCTACGTAATCAACATTGTCAAAGTTCGCAAACACGGTATTGTAATCACCCCTAAGCCTGTCCGGATTGTCACATAAGATTTCTGTCTTTTCAAGTGAGCTAAAGTCTCCGCTGGGACAATCTAATACCGTAATATATCCATTTGTGAATACACCCTGCCAGGCACCATTGACTACCCAGAAGTCAAAATGTGTTGATGACATTTCTTGTTCAAGTTCAATCAACAAACTTGGCTGATCTTTTGTTCCCAGCATCAGTCTCATACTTCCGCCTTTTCAATACACTGTTCCACATCCTGCAAGATACGCTTGAGTTCGTCAATGTTGATTTCAAGGTAATGAATTGATACTTCGGGTGGAATACGCCGTCCTTTAAGATCAGCCAACAGTTCTTCCTTGCCGGTGATTGTGACTCGCAGATTGGTTGCTACGGTTTGGATGTTCATTTTCGTTTTCCAATCTTGGTTACAACATCAGCCTTGCTCTGTAGCAGTTGGGCACGGAAGCGACGATATACTCGCAATGAGGCAATGCTCATAGGATCTTCCTTACCTTCTAACTCTGCTATCTTAGCATCCAGTTCGGCTTCGTGGGCACGATGACGTTCAACATCTGCCTTGAGCCCGTTGGCATCGCCCCAAAAAAACTTCATATCAACCTCCGATGTACTTGCGGGCCTCCGCCATTAAGATCGGATCGCCCTTGGTCATAACTTCTAACATCATGCGCTTTTCTTCTAAGTATGTCTTAGCAAAAGCAGGGTCATGCTGTACGATACTCTTACTGTTGGAGATTAAATCAGCCAACTTGATAGTCTGTGCTTCAGCAGGTGCTTCAGCAGTGTGTGCTCGGTCAATGGCCTTGCGAACAGCTCTGTTGCCATCTTCGGGCTTTGACACATCAGTTAACCATCCAACCAAAGTAGCAATGTCGATGCCAAACGCCATATGGATGTCAGTATATGTGCAACCAGTGTCTTCCACAACATCATGCAACCAAGCAGCCGCTACCATGTCAGGAGTGCTACCTGGAACGCCGGCTACAATCTTTGCTACCTCTGCAGGGTGAACGATGTAGGGCTCGCCGGTGTACTTACGCACTTGTTTCACGCTGGCGTGAGCAGCCATGGCATAGACTTGTGCCTTGCGGACAATATCCATACCACTTTGGTCCATTGTAAAGTTTTCCATGCTGCTCTCCTTGTTAATAAGTGTATATTATAGCATGGATTTACCATGCTGTCAACCGGAAGTTTTTACTACTTCCAGGATGGTAATTTCTACTACTAAATGCTTACGCAGTAGCATGAATTTTCTGAATTTAGCTTCTACATCTTTTTGGATAAACTCGTCATGATAGGGCACAGTGGCAACATCTTCATAGGGTTCGTCATTTTCGTTTAACGCTATGAAACTGAGTTTGACTGTGCCCTGTTCGGGCTCTTTGAACATTTTGACAAGTTTGTTGAGCATATGAATATTTATTGCTCGGGCCTTTTATCAATAGTGTAAAACCAACGAAGTGCTTCGACTCCTCGTTTAAGAAAAGTATTAAACATGATGTCCTTTAATTTTACCTGTCATGGCGTCCGAAATAGCACGTTCCATTTCAATTACAATATAACCGGTTGCATCCATGCCCATATCACGGCAACGGAATTCTTCCATTCCACTTGTACCACCGTGAAGGTGTCCGTGAAAGTGTAATGCTCCACGATGCATTTGATCCCATTCTGCAATTGGATAATGAAACATAACGCACTTGTGTCCGTTATAAGTTATATCCAGGTAGTGATGAATTTCTTCAAAACAACCACGGAAGCTAGGGTCGTTCAATAACTTACGGTCGTGATTGCCTTGTACTAGGATCTTACGACCATTGCACCGGCGCATATATTCTGTAGCCTTTTGAGCAGGAAGAAACGCAACATCGCCTAGGATGTAAACAAGGTCGTCTGGTTCGACACAGATATTCCATTCTTCAACCATTGTTTCGTTCATGTAGTTCACGTCATTACGAAATCGCGCACGTGATTGTGGACAGAAGCTCATAATATTCTTGTGTCCAAAATGTAAATCTGATGTTATAAATGTTTTCATAATTTTTAATTGTAACGCCAGAAGACATTTTTGTCAACTGGCGAACCAAATCTCCTTAAATCCTTCTTCCGCAGTTGGTTCTTCCCAAGTTCCGATCATGCTATAGATAACATGATCCGGAATCTCTTTGCCAGGCCGGCTCATCAATCGACGCATGAGTTCTTTATGCTCTGGTGTCTTAAACACTACAGCAATATGTTCATAGTCTGGGAGCATGTTGAACTTGCGAGCACGACTTTTTACAGTGGTACTGGTTTGATCCCAGATAACATCTTTGCCTTCTTCACGTGCCTTAACAACGTCATCGGCCATCATCTTTACAGCAGTGGGCATAAAATCTACAAATACTTCGCTGTAAGTCTTGCCAACCGATTCGGCATGGCGGTCTACATGCATGTCCGTAGACACATACACACAGTCGACAGCCCATTCTTGTTCAGATACCCATGTGCTTTTACCCGAAGCCGGCACTCCGACCAATTGATAACACTTTGCCATATTAAATATCACCTTCGTAATTTTCTCTGTACTTACGTCTAGCATCAGCCAGCGTAAACACTTTTTCGTTATTGTTAGTCCAGTCTTCGTCAACTGGGGCTCCGTTAATAGTATGAGATTCATTTTCATCGTATGTCCATCCTAGGCGCTTCATCATACGATGCTTGACCAATAGATTAGGACTGCGGAACACTTCCGTGTCGTCGAAGCCTAGCATAACACCAACTTCGCAAACTGCGCCACTCCGACAAATACCTGCGTGACAATGAACAATAACATTCATACGATTAGCCATGGCGTGTTGTAGCAGGCGGACTAACTCATCAGCCTGCTCTTGACTACACCGCATTTCTTCGTCATCAACTTTATCTCTTGCTTCTACATCTAGAAATTGAAATTGATGTACTTCTTTGAACTTGTACAACGGTGTAGGAAAGTCACCGGGCGGATCACAAATTTGAATCAGCATGGCGTTAACACCTGGGTCAAAGTGCAACCCTCTTTTAACATCGCTAAGTCCAATGTTTTGAATCCATGGCATAATTGTCTCCTAAGTTTCTATGTCGATATTTCGACCTTTGTCTAAATCTAAACGAATATTTCGTGCTACTCGTTCTGCTATAATTTCATCAAAGTTACGTTTTTCAATAACTTTTCGATAGTCTTCTTCTCGCTTCTTTTGAATATTAACTTGTTCTAAATTATATTCTCTTATTTGAAGTTGTTGAATTTTTGAGATATTCATATCAAATCTTTCCTGCATAATCTGCACGTACATACCAATCTGGAGCACTGTCTAGATTGTTATGCTCTTTGTTATAATCAATTGCATACTGGCGGGCTTCTGCTTCGTTGTCAAAGTAGATGTCGTCCCATGGTTTTTGCCCCCAGCCACGTTCGTACTCGGTGAGTGTTACACGGAATGCCTGAACATTAGGTTTTGCAATACGAGCCATTTTGTACCACCTTTCTACTTACTGTGCTTACAGTATAACAGAGTTTTACCAGTTTGTCAACTGGAATTTTTAAGTAAGTAGATACTAACTTCGGGTCCTTCGACTTTAATTATATCTTGGGGATACTTGTTTTGAGTGTATCGGCTCTTTACACGCCCAACTCCGATCATTTTTGGATTGAGCTTTTTAACTATGCCTACTTCGAGGCTATTACGATCGGGAAATGCTACAAAATCGCCTAGTACAATTACTCGGCCAAGTTTGTCTTTATGTTCTGGAATTTCTTTTGTCATGTGTTGGTCTCGCCACCAAGAATCGAACTTGGATCTAAACGTTAGGAGTGTTCTATTCTATCCATTGAACTACAGCGAGATATAATGTTTGTTGATGAGTAATCGCCAATTCGATTAAAATAAATTACGTTATTACAATATTGGTGTGCTGTAGATTTCCTATCATGCTGCCAGTCACTGCCCTTAACGTAGGTATCTGGTTTATATAATTTCATTAGGTTGACCAGTTGTTCAGTTGAATCAAAAAATTCAACTACATCTACTGCTTTAAGATTACTCAACATGATTCTGCGATCGTCTTGATTGTTGATAGGACGACTGGCACCTTTGAGTTCGCGAACTCGTTGATCTGTGTCAATGGCCACTACAAGGTAGTCGCCATAACTACGTGCAGTGTTTAAGAGAGCAATGTGTCCGGGATGTAGAACATCGAAGGTACCATTGACCATTACTGTTTTCATTTTTGACTGTCGCCCGGCATTACACGATAGTTGTCTGCTATACTATCTGGTGTACTAACTTCAATTAGTGTACCTTCTTCAATACAAATAACTTGATGAGGCAACAGCGGAGGATTATGCCAAGTCATGCCTTCGGTGAGTTCAGTTTCATGAATAGTAGCATTTTTAGTATCAATGCATTTTACAATAAACTTACCTGTAAGAACAAACCAAGTTTCATCTTTGCCTGCATGAAAGTGCATACTGAATTTGGCGTCCTTGTTAAACTTTAACAATTTGCCGCAGTACTTGTCAGTGGTTGCCCAAATTAATTCATGGCCCCAACCTTTTTCTACAAAACCTTCTAATCTCATTCTGGCAATCCTGTAAATCTTGATAAAAATGCTTCGAGGTAGCAACTATATTCTTTTTGGTCTTGAATATTTTTATAGTATATCCAAGTCTTGCTATCTTGTTCTTGCAACGCAACTACAGAAAACTTCTTGTCTCCGCCTTGCCATGTAGAACCAATTTTTATTTTAACCATCCTAGTTTCTTTCCTTCAGCTTTACGGCGTTCTGCTTCTTCTTTACTGCCCGGATAACGACTTGCCCATACCATCCAGAATAGCATGAATAGACCTACGCCCATTGTTAACTTTACATTATACGTGGTAAACCAGATGATGAGCAAGCTCACATCCATACAAATAAACATTGCCCACTTGGCCATAGTAGGGAATACTCGACCACCTTGCCAGTCTCTAATAAACGGTCCAAACAGTCTATGATTCATTATATAATTGTGCCAACGTTCGCTGCTCTTAGAAAAGCACCAAGCAGCAATAAGGCTAGGCGTAGACCACGGAATGCCCGGAGTAACTACGCCTATATACGCAA